GTAGATAGGGTAACATTTGAAGATGATGCAGAAAGCATCGGTGACTTTATTGAAATTCACTCAGACGGCACAAACTATTTCTTATTTGGAAATGGTAATGCTGCTTCTTCAATAACAGTTGGTGAATTATAATAATTAAAATAAAAAAGTAAAAGATATGGCGACTACAACTTCAATAACTACTTCTTATGCAGGCGAGTTTGCAGGTGAATACATTGCAGCAGCATTGCTTAGTGGAGTAACATTATCAAATGGTGGGGTTTCAATTAAACCTAACATCAAATTTAAAGAAGTGATCAAAAAGCTATCAATGAACAGCATTTTAAAAGATGCGTCTTGTGACTTTGATCCAACTTCAAATGTAACATTAACAGAAAGAATCTTACAACCTGAAGAATTTCAGGTAAATTTACAATTATGTAAAAAAGATTTTAGACAAGACTGGGATGCACAATCAATGGGCTTTAGTCAATATGACAATCTACCTAAAAGATTTTCTGATTTCTTAATTGCACAAGTTGCAGCAAAAGTGGCAGAAAAGGTAGAGCAAAATATTTGGCAAGGTGCTACTGCAAATGTCGGAGAGTTTGATGGCTTTCAAGCATTATTAGCAGCAGATAGCGATGTGGTGGATGTTTCAGGTACTACTTTATCAGCTTCAAATATCGTAGCTGAATTAGGCAAAGTAGTTGATGCAATTCCAAGTGGTGTTTATAATAAAGAAGATTTAAAGATTTATATTCCTACTAGTGCAGCTAAGTTTTATATTCAAGCACAAGCAGCATTAGGTTATAGAGAACTTTACAACGTTGGCAAAACAGAAATGAACTTCCAAGGCATTGAACTATTTACAGCTCCAGGTCTTGGTAACGACAAAATGGTTGCAGCACAATCAGGTAACTTATTCTTCGGTACTGGTCTATTAAACGACTGGCAAGAAGTTAAGTTAATTGATATGGCTGACATTGATGGAAGTCAAAATGTAAGAGTAATCCTAAGAGGAAGTGCAGGAGTACAGCACGGGATCGGTTCTGATATCGTATTATACTCTTAATGTTTAATCAAGGGGGTGTTCAGCCCCCTAATAATATTTTAAATTATGGCTTGTAATATAACAAATGGAAGAAGTTTAGCTTGTAAATCAGGTGTAGGTGGATTAAGATATATTTTCTTTTCTAACTACAGTAATACAACAAGAGATTTAGCAATTTCAGGCGATGGGTCTGTTACGTTAGATGGCTCTGTTGATTTTTTCAGATATGATTTAAAAGGAAACTCTTCTTTAGAAACAGCCATAAACTCATCAAGAGAAAACGGAACTACTTTCTATGAAAGCACACTTAATGTAACACTACAATTTTTAGACAAAGCTACACAAGAGCAAATTAAATTACTTGCTCACGGTAGACCACAAGTTGTAGTTGAGGATTATAACGGAAATGCTTTCTTATTAGGAAAAATCCACGGATGCGATGTAACAGGTGGAACTATGGTAACAGGCGCAGCGATGGGCGACTTGTCAGGATTTACATTAGTATTGACTGCACAAGAAACTAACCCACCATTTTTCTGTGCAGCTTCTCCTTCAGATGATGCTTCTAGTCCAATAGATCCGAATGCATAAATGAGTTATGGTTTTTAAATGTAAAGGGGGCTTTATGCCCTCTTTTTTTTTACAAAAATTTTATTTTACTTTGTTATATAGGTATGAAGATTATGACAACAAGTCCAACAGGTCAGACATTAAAGGTTATACCAAGGCTCTTTAATTCTGTAAATAACATTGTTGTTAGAGATAATAGTACAAACGAAAGCTATACATATACAAACATTAACACAAGTTTTTCTGTAAATAATTATATTAGTATTATTAACCAAGGTAGTGGTTATGTTGATAGCAGCAGCAATACTATATTAAAAGAGGGTAGATTTTATGATTTATCGGTTTTTGGTAGTAGCAGTACATTATTATATAAAGATAAAATCTTTGTAACTGATCAGACTATTAATCAAGCAAACAATAATTATTATGATATTAATAGTGGAGAATACACAACAGATAGCCAAGCAGCTATGAATGATAACGATTACATAATAATATGAGTGATTTACGAATAGTTAATTTAAGTACATATACAAGCCCTGTTATAACAGAAGTTAAAAATAAAGACTATATACAATATGGCGAAGATAATATGTACTTCCAATATTTGATAGATAGATATAATGGAAGTCCTACAAACAACGCTATAATTAATGGTATTAGCGAAATGATATATGGCAAAGGATTAGATGCAACTGATTCATCAGATAAACCTGATCAATATGCACAGATGAAAGTTTTATTTAAAAACGACTGTGTCAGAAAATTAGCTTACGATTTAAAGTTAATGGGTCAATGTGCAGTACAAGTAATATATTCACAAGATAGATCAAAAGTAGCAAGATTAGAGCATATGCCTGTTGAAACACTACGAGCAGAAAAAAGCTTAGATGGCGAAATAAAGGCATATTATTATGCGAATGACTGGACAAAAGTAAAACCAAACACTAAACTAAAAAAAATACCAGCATTTGGAGAAAGCAATCAAAGTTTAGAAATAATGTACATAAAACCTTATAGAGCAGGATTTTTTTATTACAGCCCTGTTGATTATCAAGGTGGATTACAATATAGTGAACTAGAAGAAGAAGTTAGCAACTATCATTTAAACAATATTATGAATGGTCTTGCACCAAGTATGTTAATTAATTTCAATAATGGTGTACCGAATGAAGAAGAACGAGAGATGATAGAGCAAAGAATATACCAAAAGTTTAGTGGTAGCAGTAATGCAGGAAAATTTATACTTGCATTTAATGATAATGCAGAAAGTCAAGCTAATATTGATCCTGTACAATTAAGTGATGCGCATAACCAATATCAATTTTTAAGTGATGAAAGTACAAAAAAAATAATGGTTAGCCACAGGGTAGTTAGCCCTATGTTGTTAGGTATTAAAGATCAAACAGGATTAGGTAATAATGCAGAAGAATTAAAAACAGCATCTATATTAATGGACAATACAGTTATTAGACCATTTCAAACATTATTAATAGATCACTTTGACAAAATACTTGCATATAATAATATTAGTTTAAAACTGTACTTTAAAACTTTACAACCTCTTGAATTTACAGACCTCGATAATGTAGTTGATGATGAAACAAGAGAAGAAGAAACAGGTGTTAAATTAAGTAAAAATTATCCTGATCAGAATGAGTTATCTAATATAGCAGATGATTTAATTAACAAAGGAGAAGAGCTTGGAGAAGAATGGCAACTTATAGATGAAAGACCAGCTTTTGAAGATGAAAGCGAAATAATAAATTACTTTCAATTTGCAAGTGTTGTAACAGGTGATGCTAGAAAAAAAAGTGGTCAAGATACAGACATATTTAGAATTAGATATGTTTATACAGCCGGAAGATCTACAGAAGGTGAAAGTAGAGAATTTTGTAAAAAAATGATGGCTGCAAACAAAGTTTATCGTAAAGAAGATTTAGATAAAACAAGCAAAGCTAATGTTGGTTTTAGTCCTGCAGATGCAAAAGGTGAGGGTTACAATATTTGGCTTTACAAAGGTGGTGTTAATTGTAGTCATTATTGGATGCGTAGAATTTATTTAAAAAAGAATAATAAAAAAATTACAGTTGGCAGAGCAAGAAAAATTATAAGTGCATTACCACAAAACAAGAAAAAAGATGCAAGGTTTGAAGTTAATGCACCAGAAGTAGCACAAATTGCTTCTGCAAGAAATAATTATTGGAGAAAAAATTAAGATATGGCAACAGCATTATTTATAACAAGAAAACAATTAGTACAGAACTCTATTATAGATGGTAACGTAGATACAGATAAATTTATACAATTTATTAAAATTGCTCAAGAGATACATATTAGAAATTATTTAGGTACTGATTTATATAATAAAATAAGTAATGATATTGCAGGGGTTGGGGGTGCTTCGTTAACAGGTGCTTATTTAACTCTTGTAAACACATATATACAACCAATGCTTATACACTTTGCTATGGTTGATTATTTACCTTTTGCAGCATACCAGATCAAAAATGGTGGTGTATTTAAACATACAAGCGAAAATGCAGAAACTGTATCAAAAAGTGAGGTAGATTTTTTAATAGCAAAAGAAAGAAATATTGCAGAATATTATACAAAAAGATTTATTGATTTTATGAGCTTTAATCAAAGCACATATCCTGAATATAACAGCAATACAAATGATGATATACATCCTGACAAAGATGCACTATTTAATGGTTGGGTATTATGAAAAAAAGAAAAAGTAAACCAAAAAATAAAAACGTACAAAAATTGATCGTTTATTTAAAAAAAATTGTAAATGGCAACATTAACTAACACACAAATATCGGTAACATATGTAGGTCTATTAAAGACAAGTGCAAATACAGTATTATCATCAACTGCTCAACAAATAACTGATGGATCAGGAAATAATAGTATTTTATTTTTATCTACAGCAGGAGTTGGTATTGGTGGTGCAGCAGCGAGTGGTAAAGAATTAGATGTTACAGGTAATGTACTTATAACAGGTGATCTACAAGTTGATAATTTAAATATTGATGGTAATACTATTAGTGCCACGAGTGGGGTAGTTACTTTAGCGAATGGTGCAATAGCTACAACTCAAAGTCAAAATGATAACTCAACAAAAATAGCAACAACTGCTTATGTAGATAATCAAGTTACAATACAAGATTTAGATTTTGCAGGTGATAGTAATACAGGTTCGGTTGATTTAGATAGCCAAACTTTTACTATTGCAGGAACTAGTAATGAAATAGAAACGTCTGCTAGTGGTCAAACGCTTACTGTAGGTTTACCAAGCACAGTAGCAATTACAACAAAAATTACTTCACCTATTTTTGGTTTAGGTGATGGAACTGCAAACAAAATACAATTTATTGGAGGGCAAGGAAATTGGCGTGTTAATATAAGTGACAGTGCAAATCAGTTTGTAATACATTCTGAAAGTCTAGTCGCAGATTATTTTACAGTTATTGGTGGTGGTGGCATTAAATTAAATGCTTATGGCTCTGGTAGTAAAACAGGTACAGTTGCAAAAAACTTAGCTGTAGACTCAAGTGGTAATATTATTGAAACAGATGGTGGTGTTGTTGATGGAAGTGGAACAGCTAACGATGTTGCGATGTGGTCTGATTCAAATACACTTACAGATGCGCCTATTGCTATTTCAGGTAATGATGCAATTTTTGCAGGTACAATTACAATACCTGAATACATAGTGCATTCAGGCGATACAGATACTTTTTTTGGTTTTGTAACTGATAATGAATATAAGGTTACAGTTGGTAATAGCACAAAAATATTTGCTGATGCTAATAGTGCTTATTTATATCATCAAGGAAGTCTTAAACTAAATACTACAAGCACAGGTATTAGTGTAACAGGTGGTGCAATTTTTACAGATGATGTTACTATAGATAATAGTTCACCTGAATTTTACCTAACACCTGATTCAGCTAAATATAGTTGGATGATAGCTGCTCAAGAAAATGTAGACCAACATTTTGAAATAACACCTTCAACAACAGTAGGTGGTTCTACTTTTAATGCACCAGCTTTAAAAATAAATGGTGCAGACAATGCAGCAACTTTTGCAGGAGAAGTTAATGTACAGGGTTCTA